CCGCAACAGCAAGAACTCCTAAAGGAATAGGCATTATGCAGTTATCTTTCCAACTACTCGGTAGGTGTTAGCTGCAACCTTTTGAACAGTTGCGGCATTGTATTGCTGGTCAATCTTGAAGGTGACGGCTGTTCCTGCGGTGCCGGCACCTGCCCATGAGGTCACGCCTGTTCCAGCAGCAATAATTACCGTGCCCGCCCCGTCACGCCAAAGGTCTATCCTGTCGCCAATAGTAAAGATATCTGGGATCACCGCTGTTGCATTAGCCGTTGCAACAGAATAAATTACGTTATTTGCGTCACCTGCTACTGCTGTATATGCAGTAACGGCTGAACCAATAGACGCTACAGATGTAAGTATTTCGGAAGCTGGCACGTTATTTACATTTAGAGTTACAGAACCGCTTGTGCCACCACCAGATAATCCTGTGCCAGCAGTAACGGCAGTAATGTCGCCTTCGACTGGATAAACCTGTTGCCAAGCAGTTCCGTCATAGACAGTTATTGTATCCGTGTCGGTTTGGTAGGTAACCATACCTTCCGTAATGATCCCCGTTCCCAATGCGGTGCCCCTGGCAGCGGTTCCAGCAAAAACCATTACCGACTGACGCATTAGAAATTCGTCTACCTCTAAAGAAGTAAGAACTTGACCAACTGTAAAATCTTTGAACGGCATTATTTACCAACCTAAAATGTTTGCTTCGTCAAGCTTACCAAATACAGGGTCGTCCAGAACAAAAAGAGTACCCTGTGTAGATTGAAGCTGTAAAGTCACTTCTTGAAAATTGGGGGTTATTTGCATTTTGATGCCTATAACTTTGCCATATCTAGTCAGGGCTGGTGGTATTTTGCTTGGGGTAAAGTCAACACGCACGACATCACCTAATTCCAAGCCAATAACCTGTGCTTTTTGAGCTGGACTTATGGCCTGTAGGTCTACAGTTATGCCCTCAAAGCGGTATTCTGGTTGGCCATAACGGCTAACTAGATACTCGGCCAATTCCCCTAATTGTGTCGTACTGCTTAGATAGGTCTCTTGGTTTAGTGCACGTTGCCCATAGATAGTCACGCTAGTTTCATTTGTTGAGGTGGCAGTACCAGCAGAACTAAAGGTATTGACTATGTTATAAAGCAATTCTGATCCATAGATAGCCCTTATGTTTTTATACGGGATACCTGCACCAGAATCACTAAAAATTGCCCCAGACGAGCTAAAACCAGTATTTCTTCCTACAAGTTTGACATCTCCGTCTTTAGAAATAAACAAATCACCAGGTTCAGAAAATGACACTATTTGCATTATTGGTAAAGCATCTTTTACCTCAGTAATTGCAGTACCAGCAAGTGTCGCCCCAGTATTTGCTATATCTCGTTTGGTTTGTGACCAGTTGAGGTTATCCAATAAGTTATTTAGTCTGTCGGCAGTAGTTTCCGTACCATATGTTGCAGTTCCAAGTTCAGCAGAAACAAAATAGCTAAAAGAATCAAAAGCATTTAGGGCTGCCTCAGAGTTTGTACCTGGTTCGTAACTGATGTTCCAGTCATCTACAGTTCCCTCATATTGAATTACATTGTCTACACTGATACGCACCTGACGTTTGGGCACAATTTGCCCATAGTACGGACTTGCCTCATAGGTGGGGTCAAATACCCGTGCTTGATTATCGAACGTCACAGAAGCCTGTCCAGCCTCATAGCGATCTAATTCTCTTGATTTACCACGATTGATTGCCAATGCACGAAAATACTGGCTTACGTCTATAAAGACTTCGCCACCAGCAAGAAAAACATTAGGATCATCAAGCCGACCCAAAACAGGATCATCTAAAGTAAAGAACGGAGCACCAGCCCCGTCAGCTGTAAAGCCTAGTTCTACCTTTACACTCATGCACTAACAAAAACCTTCCCCGATACTGCTTCGTAACGTTTGATTGCATCAGTTACATAGCGACCGATTGATACTGGATCTGAGCCTATACCAGCATTTATCGTAATGTTGTAACTTGCTGCGCCGCCTGAACCGCCAATGCCCATCAAATTTTCAAACCTATCAAGTGGCATTACAACCTCTGGGCCAGCCTCACCAACAATGGCATTGATTGGTTGCTGAACGAAACCACCAGCTGCCAAAAATTGCTGTGGTGAACCACCGCCACTTGTCATTGTTTCTTCAAAGCGATTCAAGAATGGATTTACCTCGTCAGGCATTATTCCAGCCTCAGAAACACCCCTTGACAAATTACTAAATGAGTCTAAAACGGACTGAACGGCATTTGTTAGTTGCTCAGTTCCGTCATTGACACCTACAAATAAAGTATCTAGTGCTTCTTGAAAACTCATACCAAAAACAAATTTTTCTACTTCACGCATTTGCTCTGCAGTTTTTGCACCCATGTAATCGTAAATTGCATTGATATCATCAGTGGCTTTACCGACATCAAATAACTGCCCTGTGCGAGTGGTGACATTGACTGGAACACCAAAGTTTGAATAAATTTGAGTAATTCCAGCCTTGTTCAAAGCTGCTTGTGCTTTATTAGCAGCTGCCAAAGCCATTTCAGTTGCAATATCTTCGATTGCTGGGATAGTTACCTTCATACCCATTACGAAGCCTTCACCAACGTCAATACCTAAATCATAGAAAACACGTGAAGGTGACCTGATACCCAGCAAACCTTTCACGCCATTGACAAGGATTGTTCCCATTGATTTTGCAGCTTCACCAAGTATGCGTGGTGCATTTTCAAGAATTCCCTGTGCCAATCCCTTTACAATTTCAAATCCAGCCTGTAAAAGCTTTGGCATATTCATAAGTAGGGCATTGGTTATTTTTGGGATCAAACCAATAACTGCATCAAGAATCTGAGGTGTTGCCCTGATAATACCCTGCACAAGACCAGTAAAAAGCTGAAATGCGGCTCTAATAAGTTCGGGTAGCATGTCAATAATCGTGTCAATAATTACGGGCAATAAATCAATAAGAGCATCAATAAGTGGCGGAATGATCTGAGGTATTGCAGTAACAATGGCGGAAAAGAGCTCTACTGCTGACTTGATAATGTCAGGTAGCATTTTCAAAATTGATTTTACGATAACAGGTAATAGATCTGCAATCGTTCTTATCAAAGACGGCACAATGTCAATTACAGCCTCTACCAAAGTATTGAATAGGGTTGTTGCGCCCTTCAATAAATCAGGAACAGCTGCCAAAAGGGTTTCAACAAGAACTGGTAACGTCTTTGCCACCACGTTAGCCAATTCCTTGATAATAAAAACAAATTCCTTTAGTAAAAGTGGCAGTAGGTCATTTACCAAGAAATTTACTAATGGCGGAATGAAGTTTATAAATGCTTGAATAATGCCAGGTAGCGCTTCCGTAACGGCCTTGAAAAAATCCATTCGCATTTCTTCAATCCTGTCAAATGCTTTCTGAAGTCCACCAGCACCAAGAAAGTTAGCCACCCCGTCGCTTAGATCGGAGAAAATTTTGCCTAAATCGAGTCCATTTTCTTTCACGTCAGCAGTAAAAGCCTTGAAAGCATTTGCAGCAGCTGTGGCACCAGGCACAATGTACTTATTTAGGAAGTTTGCCAATAGTGGGAATACATACTCGACCAATGGAACTAATGCAGTTGTCAGCGTTGCCATTACTGGGGTTAGGTTTTCACCGATTTGCGCCTGTAGATTTTGAACATTGGCAGCCAAAATACGCTGAGAGTTAGCTAATCCGTTTGAGGTATCTGCAAAGTCACCAGCAGTCTTTGCTGTGGATTGAAGCAATAATCCATAACGTGCTTGGACTTTTTCTGTTTCAGTAAGTTTTGCACCAACGTTGGCAATTCCATTTGCATAGGCATACGCCTTGACCTCAGAATCAAGAAGGTTTATACCAAATCGTTTTAGTGGTTCAGCCTCGCCAGATAAACCAGACTGAAAAACCTGTAAAGCCTCAGATACATCAATGTTGAATACGGAAGCAAAGTCAGCAGCCCTGGTAGTTAGGTCACCTACAAAACCAGCAACGTTTCCACCTTCACCAACTACCTTCTCAGCAAAGGCAGAAAATCTTACGGCAGCAGCATTGAAATCTACAGTTGCCAGACCAAGACGGCTAGCGACATCATCACCCAAGGCAAGAACATCTTTGGCATAGTTTCCGTAGGCTTTATTTACGGCATTTATAGATTCGCCAAGATCAGAAGCCTGTTTGATTGAATCCTTTAGAAACTGACCTGCACCGATTGTGGCAAAGGCCGTAGCTGCGATACCAGCAAACTTACCAATGGCAGAACCAATACCACCAAATGCAACCTTGGCCTCGTTCACACCCTTTGGGTTGAACTTAGAAATAATGTTTAGATTTAGTGCCATTAGAGTTGTCGCTCTATTTCTTTGAGTTTGTTATTTATTATGTTTTCAGCTCGCTTTTGAATTTCTGGTGCTGACTTCAAAAATGCTCGCCAAGCAAAACGACCACCACGTTTGGGAACTAACGGATATCTGGCTTGTAACCCTCGGATCATAGCCCTACCAGTAGGAGTCTGACCCTTTGTCTGTGAACCTGCCAACTCGGCTATTTGAAAACCGCCTTGTGGAGAATCCAGCGTAATAGCCAAAAGTCTTGCTTTGGTCTTACTTCCACCACCAGGAGTAAATGAAACCTTCGCCCTTGGTGGTGCGTAGCCCTTTGCTCCCTGGTGAGCCATACCTGAAAGTGGGGCTATTTGAGGTACTGAACTTGCTATACGAGTAGCAAATGGTTGTAATTCTGTTCTTAGTTCTTTACGTAGATTTGTAATAACATCGGGTTCTACGGTCTTCAAAATTGCTACGACTTTGCGTAATAACGCTGGGTCTATTTTTTCAATTTCAATCACCGCAAACTCCTAACGAGTAAATTCTACCGCTTGCGTTGTGATTGTTTATTTGCTATGTATTCCAGAACCTTGCCCATAGTCCAAAGCATTCTCGGATCTAGCTTCATTAGTTCTCGTGGGCTGATTTTGAACTCATAAGCTAGAACGGCTAGCATCCAATGTGTACTACTAGCGCCTAGCCCTTTGATTTTTTTGGTTCTTCTGCCCTGACGTCTTCCAGGGTTTCAACCCAAGTATCAAAATCTAGGTCGGTAGCCTTGGTTCGTTTTTCAACATACCAAGCCAGCCAAGCCATATGCTCTAGCCTTTCTAGGCTTTGAATACTTAGGTTATAGGTTTTTTCAAAAGCAATAAAGTCAGCTGGTTTTGCAACCACTGTCTTTTTTACATTGTTGGCTTGTTCAATGTATAGGTTGATTTGCATTTAGTTTTCCTTATACAGTTCCGCGAGTTACTGAACCACTTACAGGCCAGGTTACTGATAGCGTTGCCAGATCCCCTACCGCATTTGCGAAAGGCTGGTATTGAGTGACAACAGCTGTTCCAGAGTAGCTTGGGTTTGTTGCTGTTACAGTACCAGAAGTTGGCTTGATTGCCCATGCAACTGCTGATCCCAGAAGTGGGAATAGAGTTTGGTCAACTGAACCTGCACCAAAATCTTGCATAAAATCAAGAGTTAGCGAAGCATCACGAAGCCCAGCAATACGAGTTCTGTAAGTGTCACCAAACGCCGTGGTTTCCTGCTCATCTGTGGTTATATCAAGCGTTACTGAGTTGAGCGATGCACTGAAATTGGCTGTGCCAATGGTAATTGCATAGTCCGTAGCAACAAACTTGGGCATTCTATTTCTCCTTAGTTAGAGTATACATTCACCGTAAACTCGGCTGCTAGATAGGTAGCGTCGTTTAGTTGAATGTTACCAATGTTATCCAATGAAACAACACGAGTATCAAATGCCGCACCGCCTAAAGTCTTTGCAGATTCTATGGCAGTTTTGACACTTTGGTTGCCCGTGTTATCACAATAATCATTCAGTTTCCGCTGGGCAATACGCTCAGCAGCCCTGCCAACAATTACCGTGACAATAAAAGTATACACCGCCAGACCTTTGCCAAAAGTCTGGTCGTAATTGATGCTGCGTAGATTTACTATGGCGATTGGTGGGTTTGGATTATCTGGTAATTCGCTGGCGGTTCTAAGACCAGTAATCGTTGCAAGATTGGTCGCTAGACCATTTCTCATATCGTCTATTGTGCTCATGCAAATCTTGGTTTCTTGAAAGCCATAATCAGGGCTTCCACGTCTGGATCTAGTTTGCCAACACGCACAACACCGAGATCACCAAATCCAGCAACTCCAAGTGGGCTGTCGTTTCGCTTGTACAACCTACTAGCCATAATTATTGTTGCTTGCTTTATGGCAGTCGGCGTTGCAGACCAACCCCAAACGCCACGCACCTCTACAAGTGCCTCGCCTTCTTCAATCGGGAACAAATAGGTATCTCTAGATGTAATCCCTGTAAATGGTGAGACAAAACCACTTACAAAACCATTTAGTGGTTCAAGCTGGTAATCTCCTGCGGACCAGGTAATTGTGTATTGTCCGTCGCCGTCTGGATCTGTCTTTAGATGTTCGATTGAAACCAAATCATCTATTTCACAAAAGTAGGGATCACGAGCTACAAATTTACGAGTAGCAGTACCCATGTTGTAAAAAGTTCGTTCGCAACTGGTATCAATTTCACGACTGGCAGCCTCAATAGACAGCTCTAGTATTGCGTCGTCTACGCTATCTGTAATTCGTAGACTGTTTTTTAGCTCTTGAAGTGAGCAATATCCATTACTTATCGGCATAGTTCTAGTCTATCGCCTGAAATACCAGCAGAATGTCGTCATATCGGCCTTTTTTGGTACGAAGGTCATACAGGGCGACTAATTTCAAGCCTAGATTTTTGCCAGTTTTTGTAAGCATTTGAGCAACTTCCAAACTGATTATGTCTTCAATAAAGTAAATACCGCCTGGTTTTAGGCTTTTATAAAGTAGTTCCAGCGATACCTTCTGGTGATCGGGATTGTGGCTTCCGTCATCAATAATGTAATCAAACATCAAATTACCAATCGCTTTTTCTAATGAATCCTTATTGGTTGCATCACAGATTTTGGCATTTACCTCAAATTGTAGATTCGTAAGGTCAATGTCCAACCCAACGACATTTCCAGTAAAAAATTTTGCAAACATAGCCAAACTATGTCCCTGATACACACCAATTTCTAATAAATCTGCATCTGGTTTCAAAAATTTTTCGTAAATTTCAATGTAACTATGTATTGTTCCCTTGTCACCGCCACCTTCTGGCCCCTGAAAAGACTGGTAAAGCGTGGTAAGGGTTACATCAGTTTGTTTGCCCATGTTCTTGGTGTCTTGTCGTTTACGATTTCAAGATCCAAGTGGTATTCAAACTGTTTAGCGCCCTTGGCTTGAATCCAGTCCACCAATTCAGATAGTCCATCAGCCTGGGTCGTTTTGGCTTCGTATCCTAAGAGCCTACGAGCCTTCTCAGACGAGCAAAGGGCTATTTTGACCTCATTAGGTCTACCCTCTACGTAAATGGGCTCTAAATCGAATCTGAGCCTTCTGGCGACCATTTCTGCAAGGGTCTGAATTGTGCAAGATTCAGTATCGGGGCCAACATTGATAATCTCGCCATTTGTTTCTTTCATTACGCTTGCTTTATAAAGGGGTTCAACCACGTCAGTCACAAAGGTAAATGACCTTTTCTGCTGTCCGTCTCCATAGATAATCGGCTGCTTGCCTTGCAACATTCGATTGGCAAAGATACTGGCTACATTTCTAAAAGGGTCGTCATACTTCTGGCGACTTCCGATAATGTTGTGCGGAACAATAATCGTCCATTCAATTCCGTGTGTTTCACAAATGTTCTGAATCAGTTGCTCGGAAGCCAGTTTTGCTATTCCATATGGATCTTTTGGTTTTGGAACCATAGTTTCAGAAAACATTGTGCCCAGATCTCCATAGCGAGCCATAGAACTGAGGAATACAAATCGCTTGGCATTATTCTTGACCGCAGCAGTTACGGCATTGACCGTTGCCATAACGTTACTATCTACGATTAGAGCTGGACTAAAAACTGAAAGACCTTCGTGCGCAAGAGCCGCCGAGTGAACCACCAAATCGGTATCGTCCCAAAAGGTTTGGTCAATAACAGCTCTATCGGTTAGATCAAATTCATAGAATCTAACGCCCTCTGGAATGTTCTCGTAATCGCCACCAATCAAGTTATCAATTCCGACTACTTCCCAGCCCTCATCTAGGTATTTGTCGGCCAGATGTGAGCCGAGAAAGCCAGCCACGCCAGTAATTACTACTTTGCCCAAGAGTTACTCCTTGTTCTTTGTAAATTCCATTCACCACAAGAGAAGTCCTGGGCTTGGATTTTAGATTCATAATAGCTTTGATTTGCCACAAATGTAGCAGAATTCCTTTTGGCAAAATGGTCGTCTGACTGAATTGTCGAGCTATTATCGTGACCACCAGCAAGGTCTAAATACGAAATTCCAATGCCCTCATTTTGAGCTCGTCTTGCATAATCGTTATCTTCAAAATAAATCGGGTGAAGTGCCTCATCAAAAAGCCCTATTTTTTCCACCACTTTCTCGCCAATGGCGAATGTGTGCCAATGCGGAAATAATCTATGTAGTGAAATACGCCCTGGGTCGGCGTTCGCTAACTTTTCTAAGTCTCCAACTCCAAACCACATATCTGCTGAGGCAAAATAAAACACATCATGCCGAAAGAAATTTTTGATACCGAGGTTCCAACTAGTTGCAACGCCCAAATTCGACAACATTGGCAAGACCCTGTACTCTTTGACAGTACTTGGAACTTGTAAATCAGCAAGTTTACCACCATTGTCAATTATGAGCAGTTGCTCTATTGGGTAATCAATCGTATCCAGCATACGCTGGAGTAGGTCATACCGATTCAGTACTGGAATCGTTAGATTGCTTAGCAAAATAATCCGTCCAAAATGGTTGCCACTTTTCTTCCCAAATTTTTGAATCTTCAAAGTTACTGGCGAAATCTATGCTTGTCTGATCTACTCCTCGCTCGGCTTGATAAGCCAATTCAAGAGCTTGAACAATTCCGTCTATTGAAGGTATTTTGAACCATGCAACCTGTGGCTCGTCCCAGAAAGGCATGCCCTCTACTCGCCAACTATTTTTACTTACAAGGTCTTTGCTGGCTGCCCAATTACTGACGATTGCTCTTGTTCCGCAAGCCTGAGCTTCCATTGTTGGAACTCCAAACCCCTCTCCATAACTTGTTGCCAGTAATACATCAAATGCGGTATAAAGTGCAGCCATGTTCTCGCGACTTAGACCATAACGATAATCAGTCCAGTCAGGCAAGATAACCGTGTCTGCTGGAATACCACAAGCCTTGAGTAAGTTGGCTAGTCCAAAACCACCAGTAATCTTGCTGGGTTCAGAGTGGATATAAAGTTTGGCATTTGGGTATTTACGCTGAAAAATGCTAAATGCCAATATGTTTTCAGCAAATGCCTTTCTGTGAACTAGACCATTAGATTTATTAGCGGCTACCATGCCGACCAAAAAATCATCATCGGCAATTTGTAAAAATTTACGAGTTGGCTCATTCCGTAATTCAAAAGTTGGTTTATAAACTTTCGTATCAATTACGTGAGGAATGTAGGTATTTTCAATACCAGCTAAATTTAGTTGTTCATGTCCATCTGGTGCCATGCTTATAACAGTTACATTGGGCTTTTTCAGGAACGCAATTACGCTAGGCGGAAGCGTTACGTGATCAATCGGTGCCCAGATAACAACGTTTTCTTTGTCTAAATCTGGATAACCGTTATAAACCCAAGAATCGTAAAGGACAAAAATGGCATTGGGTAAGTCTTTATGCTTAGATCTAAAGTGGTTGTGGTTCGCAGCCAAAGTATCTACTGAATAACCAGTAAAACTTCTTGGATAGTGCGTTGCTGTGCCAGCCTTGAGTTTCAGCGGTTGAATTCCGCTTTCGTTTCCGTAATTAGACATAATCGCAAGGGTCATGCCAGCTTTGAGCATACGATTCGACAGATACTCTGCTTGCTGTCCGTAGCCTGTTGGGACGCCAGGGCTGTTGCTGGCAAAAGATACTAAGCCGTTGATTTTATGGTTGATAGTCATAACAGCACATTAGCATAAAAAGAAACCCAGCTGGCATCAACCAAACCAGCTGGGTCTCGCTTTTTACATCAGGACTAAGAAGCAGCCCCGATGAAGTAGTTAACGTGACTTGAGTGAGTCAGGTTTCCGTCTAGACGAATCAGGAATCTCCAGGTCGTCAGGTCGGTGTTGAAGGCGTAGTCCTGCGAAGAAGCAACCTGTAGGCCACCAGCAACACGAACCTTGTAGCTTGGGAAGTGGCCAAATAGAACCGACTTCACCGAAGTACCTGCGTTGCTCATAGCTGGGTTTTCAATTACAGGGAAGCCAGCAAAGGTGTCTGGCTGTCCAACGCCTACCTGGTAAAGGTAGTTTCCAGCGGTGTCCTTGAGTTTTCTCATCGCACCAATCGAACGACCATTTGCCATGTATCCAACACCAGGAAGTCTGCGAACAGCTCCGTCAATGTTGTTGTAGGCAAGGTCAATTAGGTTGTCAGCGGTGAAAGCACCAGATACGCCAGTTCCACCAACTAGACCAGATCCAGCAGCGGTAACGATACCACGTGGCTCTACAGTTCCAGTTCCAACGGTCATTGCATTGTTTACTGCAAAACCAATGGCGTTACCAGCTTGCTGAGCAAGGTGAGAAGCTAGGTCGAAACCTGCGTCTGCAACTAGCTCGTTTGCTGCCTGGATTAGGAAACCATACTTGTAAGCACCAAGAGTGATAGAGCTGTAAGTTGGGTCACTTGCATCTAGCGCAGAACCAGCTGCCTTGATTGAAGCAGTTGAGTAAGCGGTAAGGGTTGGGATGGTCAGGTCTTCACCAGAAGTGGTATTGATTACCTGAGAAACATCAAGCATAGGACCGACCAGGCGAGCAATATCAAATACCTCGTCAAAGAATGACTTTGGTACTGTGTTGGTGCTTGGTACGAGAGTACGCTTTTCGAATGTGTGAGATCCACGAGTGTTGGCAATCTCACGAAGAACGTCAGTTGCGGAACGCTCTGAAACAACTGGGGTGAATCCCTTAGCTGCTACAGAAAGCTCTGCCTTACGCTCCTCGTTGCGCTGAGCAACAGCGATTGTCTCGTCAGTGCGAGCAATATCTGCCTCAATGCGCTCAATTTTTTGTAGGTCTTCTGCAGTTAGTCCACGCTTGCCAGCCTCAGCTGTATCAATAACCTCACGAATCTGCTCGGTTAGGTTAGCGCGCAACTCTTGCTGAGTCTTTACAAATTCAGACATAGTAGTTGTTACCTTTCAATAGTTATTTGCGGTGGCGGTGACGCTCAACCAATAGACGGCGATTACGCTCAGTCTGCTTCTAGCTTACATTAGGGCATAACATAAGAACCCCGACTGGGGGTGTCGGGGTTCTTACTTCTCCTGCTTGGTTGGAGATCTTTTATTTATAGAAAAGAAATCCGATTGAAGAATTTAGTTCAATAATTCTTGAATCTACTGTATTTTTCATTGCTAGGGCCTCAACTGTATTTCTGTCTCTAAAACCCACAAATGATCGCTCTAACTGATCTGCCAGTCTTTCTAGGTTTTCTAGTAGATCCCAAGTTTTCTGAAAATCATTCATTTCATACCCTTCCATTTGTATAGGTTTATTCAAACACAAAGGCTTGAAATGTCAATCAGAAAATCGTCATAATTTAGATTGTTATCAAGTTGTTATCTTTAGCTCTGTCTTGACCCATTCCCAGAAGTCGTCGGGGTCTATAGCGCTATTCTCAGACGCCCTTAGTTCTCGCTCTCGCAGTCGTCTAGCCTGTTTCCATCGGTTATAGTGAAGAGCCTCATAGTGACTGCGACACAGCGATTTAGCATGTTGGGGTTTATCACATTGAAGATTTACGCATTTTCGATTTTTTCTGTTAGGCATTTGACCCTCCCAAAAATTACTATAACAAGGACTAAATTTTTGTGATAGATTTACGACCATAACTAAATAGACTTCCCCCGTTGGTTCGTGTCCATACTCTTCCATAATCTCCGACCAACGGGGGTTTTAGTTTTTACAAGATCTTACATAAGCGAAAACCCAGCCTGGCGAAGGAAGGGGAACCAGGCTGGGCGAACTCGTTTCTATCGCTTTTCGGCGACCTCAATAACACGAGTTTCTTTAGCTGGCAGAGAATCTGACAAGCCTTTTCTATCTTCGGCCTTGTTCTCATCGCCAACAACTGCGTTCACAATCGTGTCCAGGTTGTCTACGATAACTCCACTACTTGGGTTACCAAGTGCGTTCAAAATTGCGCTTTTGATTTCGTCTTTGCTTTTCATTTATGCCTTCTTGATCAGTGTTTCTAGTTTTTTCTTTTTGAGAGCAAGCCAAGCCTGACCATCAAATTCGTCCTGTGTTTCAGTAATGTCTGGTGCAAGCGTGTCTAGGACTTTGGTAATAAGTGATTTTTCTTCAATCGTCATGTCCATACCAGATTCAATTTTTAGTAAAGCATCAGCCAGTTGGTCTGCATCTACATCTGCTCGCTCAGCAATTCTGTCTAATCCACGAACCGAGGTTGTGCCATTTGTCGCTGTATAGGCTGGGAAGGCCACGATACTGACTTCGTGAAGTCGAACTTGATTTAGGGTTCGTTCGGTTCCGTTCTCATTCCAACTATCGCCATTCTTTGGAACGCTAAAACCAAAACTCATAGCGCTAACATCTCCACGCCTAATCAGTTCGGCTGTATCTCTACCTAGCGTTGTGTTCGGCAACATAGCCCTTACCTTCAAGCCCCTATCGTCTTCTTCAAGATAGAGAGTTTTGGCACGAGTAGATCCAAGTACTGCTCCCGTATCGTGATTCCAAAGCATTTTTATGTCATTTCGCATACGTAAACTGCCTCGGAAGGCACCAGGGGCGATACGCTCAACAAATGGCAGGGGTTCACTTGGGCTGTTGAAAACAGCAGCGTAACCTTCGAACATCATTCCGCCAGTTTCGTCCTGACGAATTTCAAACTCAGTCGTGTGTATGCGAGTTTCTATCTTTGACAAGGCTTCACCTTTCGCTCTGCCTTCATTTTCTGCTTCAATTCTAGTTACTACCCCTTCGGCATAATCAAGAGCTCGCTGAGCTGCTCTCTTTGAAGGCCCTGATCCCCAAAGTAGGTGAGCAACTACTCCTGGGCTTGGATAATCTTCGTGACCTGGTTGTGCTGAGGGAACATCTAGGTCTACCAAGTGTCTAGCAATCCAAGCACGAATACGAACCCACTTATCCGCGGTCACAGTTCCGTTTGCCATAGCTCTCGCCTCACGTATGGTTCTATCTACTAATCCGTCTCCACCTAGACCCTCTTCGTAATAACGAAGCCCTTGCCTCGCGGCTGCCCTCATATAGGCAGGTGGGGTTAGATTCACCTGGCGCGTCTCGGATCTAAGTGAGTCAATTTTTGTAAGCGTTGAAAATCTATGTCCAACTAAAACATCTGTTTCTTCCCAGCCGTCTTCACCTTCACTCCAAATACGGATTAGGGCTGTTGGGTTATCCTCACTTGCTTCAAGCGTAAAATCGCTATCTGGAACATTCAAAGTTCCCTCGGTAATTATTCTTTCAATCTGACCCCTGGCTCTTCCACCAGACGAGTTCCAGCTAACAAAATCGCCGACTTCTAAATCCCCTGCCATAGCTCGTTCTCCACCAGGCTCGATATCCTCAGCAATACTGACAGCAACCATTTGGTCTATGGCTTCCTGCTTTGTATTGTGGCAACCAATTACCTCGCCGTCTTCCTTTTCCACTGCCCAATTTGTACATTCTGGGTTGTCGTTTGTAATGTAATAAGGCATTAGTCTTGCCTCATAACTGCTACTTGTATGCCGTCACGAATTGCGTCAGCAGTTATACCTTCGCCTTGCTGTAGCTGTAATTGTATTTTTTCGCCACCACGAAGCCTTATTGCTGAACCAGCAGTTCCATTTAGCCAAATGTCGTTATAGCCATTGTATTTTTCTACCCAATTGATTTGAGCAAATGCTTTTAGTCCTTGACCCCCAACATCTTTGAATCTAAATCCATATTGAGTATTTGGTTCTAGCGTTACAATTTTGTTTGATTGAACTCCGCCACCAGACTGATTAGATGCTGGAACAAACTCAGCCATGATTACTGTTCCACCTGTTATGGCTGAAGCTGTAAAAAGTTCAGCTTCATAACTATCAGAAAAATTACGATTCAAGTTATGACCAGGAACAGCGGTGGCTGTTGCTGTAACTGTTCCGCCTTCGATAAGCTCAGCAAACATATCTGAGCCAGAAGAGTCAAACTGCCAATAGTCAAACTGTGCCCCAGTTTCCCCAGTCGTAAAAGAAAACAGCGCAGTTCCGTTATTACCAATAGTGAAATACTGATTTACGCCGTAGGAATAACCAGCGCGAGAAAAATCACCAACGTTGTTGCTTGGCTCTAGATTTTCAATCCAAATTGCTTGAGCATCTACAGTTGGTAACGCAAGTGTTGCACCAGCAGTTCCGACTGAAACGATTTGTGTTGTTATTGCCATCAGTTGCCCTCATATAAACTAGTTGGGTCGTTTGGATCTAGTTGTGCTAGCTGTTGTAGTTGAACGCTTGGAACGCCTGTGTGTGTAATTGCTGGTAGTCCAAACGCTTGTAGGGTTTCAATCGGGTCGTAACCGACCATAACCAATTCACGAGCCATACGAACCCTTACTTGCTGTGCAGAAAGGTCGGCTGCCTCTACATTTATGTTTGCCAATGGAACACGCACCGTATCGGCTGATTCATCGTCAATACGAGGTAGGTTCTCAAATCTACGAATGTCATTTACTGTATAAAAACCAGCTTGCAATCCAACACTATAGGCAGAGTTACGAACAGCAAAGTCAGCTCTAAGTAGTGAATCTAGGTTGAACTTTAGATAAGCAGTCTCGCCACCTGGGTAACGATTCATCAGTCTACTTAGACCGCCTTCGATTTTTTCAACGATTGGACGGATGCAGTATTTGACGAACATCAGCGAGTTTTGTTCAACAGACGAGTAGGTATTTGTGCCAGGCAGGTTTAGAAAGTTACTAGGGATTGAAAAAGCACGAGCAACATCTTCAACAGACATTCTTCTAGCTTCTAGGGCTTGTGCCTTTTCTGGATCAACTGATGTTTGCTTGTATTTTGCACCACCAGACAATACGCCAGTCTTATGAGCCCTGCGCCCTGAGTTTCTGTGTCGTGCATCAAATCCGTCGGCCAGATTTTTAGCCTGTTCTGCTGTTAGATTGCCCTCAAATTCAATTACGCCAGCAGGATTCGCACCTTGTCCAAAAAAGCGAGCAGCGTATTCTTCAATCGCCATAGCCAAGCCAAAGTTTTCATTCAGGGCTGCGACACGACTTACCCCACGAACGTGTCCAGGCTGAACAATGTCAATAATTTGAACAATCTCGTCCTGAGTCAAAGGTTTAGATTCGCCAGTTACTATGTACCTGACGTTACCGAAACTTGTTCTTTGAACTGTAACGGAACTTGGATCTAAAACGCTTAGGTTTACAATCTCGCCATTTCGCCCAGTAAAAACTCGAATAAAAGCGTTGCCATCTAAAAGCATTGAGGTAACAACAGCTGAATAGAACGGGGTCTTATCACCAAAGTCAATATCTGGTCGCTGAATCCAAGCTGGTGCTGGTCGGAAAGCTCGTTGCTCTCCGTCTCTACGAATCAAAACATCTAGCGGAAGAGTTGAAACTGTATTGCTAATCAAACTAATGGCTGAAAAAACAGCATTGATTTGTAACGCCGTGTCTTCATTGATAAGAGTTCCAGATCTAGTTCCAAGTTCAAAGTCAGAACCAGCACCCCATAGGGTTTGAAAACTTATAGCTCGCTTTTCGAGCAGATTATTCAGCATTACGCCTCTCTATCGCCAAACCAAATAGCACCAAAAATACTCCAGCAATTACTACTCCTGCTGGTGGAAAAACCATAAATACGCCAGTTGAGATAGCGGTAGCACCTGACGTTTGTAATGCAAGCGCAAATAAGTTTCTAGTCATTTTCCTAGCCTACAAGAAAAACTCAGGTACTGGTTGTTCTATTCTACCTGCAAGCGCCCTATCTACTGCAATAATGGCTGCCACAGCAGCATCAATCTTGCGTGGGCTGTTTCGGTTTTCTTTCACGATTCGTGGACCAATGTGATCCACTTTGACGGCAGCATTACCCAAGTGCCTAGCCAATACTGGATTGCCGTCGTGAATTAGCTGATTTTCATTCAGGGCATCCTTGAATTTTGCACAGGCTGGCACCATACGCCTTGCATTGGTTGAAGGCCACTTGACTATGGGTAAATCAAAGTCCGTTTCCAGTATCTCCATTGAACGCTCCCAGCGAAAAGGGTCACAGGCTATTTCACGAACATTTGGATACTTTTTGCAGAATTCAATAATCGTTTGTTCTACCTCTTGTACATCAACTCGCCAATCTATGTCGTGAATTGCTGGGTCTTTTTCCCAACTTTTCACCATAAATACCTTGACTGGTTCTTGTTCTTTCGGGATTGTTGCACCGATAATGACCGTAGCATCGTTATTGAAAGATCCGTCAAAGCCAAGAATTATCTCGTCCTCTGGACTAATTTCAAATTCGCCTTGCTTAGATTCCCAAAGCCCGTCAGGAAGCCAACTATTTGTAGAACTTACCCACTGATTACAGCGTTTTGTACGAAATTCGGATTCCATTGTTCGCTTTACAGCTGATTCAAAGTCAGAAGCGGCGTTTAGATCACCAAAACCAGGATTTGCCTTTGCCCAGGTATCTGGCGAGCGATAGTCCCCGTCAGATTCCCACCAAGCCATAAAAAACGCATTATCTTCCTGCTCGCCCTGCGCAACTCGTTCACCATACTGTTTTAGCCAGTAAGCGATTGAATCTTTACCAGAACTATCGGTTTTTACGCCAGCAGTCGTGATAGCAAGAAGCATGGCGAGATTGCCTCTTGCACCCATAGCAAGTGACATAACATCATAGAGTTCACGACTGGGCTGGGCGTGTAACTCGTCAAATAGAACAAAATGCGGATTCAAACCTTCTTTTGAATAAGCCTCAGCAGATAGAACCCTATAAACGGAACCTAGCGACTTGACCTCAATAGCATCACGATAAAGCGTGGTAATTGCTGATAATTCTTCGCTTGCTTCAATAATTCTTTTAGCATCTGCGAAAACAATTCGTGCCTGTTCCTTTTCTGCTGCTACTGAATAAACTTCACCACCACGAGGGCCAAGAATCAGGCTATAGAGAGCAAGGACTGATCCCAAAGCTGACTTACCATTCTTTCGTGGCATACCAATCAGTGCGTTTTGGTGTCTTAGTCCACCGTCTTCCCTGGCAAATACGTGTCTGATTAGTTCCTTTTGCCAATCTCTCAGGACTAGTGGTTCGCCAGTTTTGCCAGCAACCGAATCCTTGGTAATCAAACCAAAAGCCTCGGCAAAATCAATTACAAGCTGACCTTCACCATCGGCTATTGCCGATTCTGGTACTGGGGTTAGCCACTTTGGTGGCCAGCTACTGCTTTTCATTACGTCTTGCCATTAGTTCTTCTAGTTTGCTTTGCGCTTTGACCTCAGCCACGCCAAGTCTTGTTCTATCGGCAGGAGTAAAACCTAAAAGCGATAAATTCTCTTGAATTAGCTTTGTTAGCTGATTTAGATTGCGCCTGTCCTTCGAATCTTCGCCCTGTAAGACCTTGGCTCGTAAATTCCAGCGCTCATCTATCATTTCGCACGTAATAAGCAAAATTTCAACGTCTGTTGTGGGGCTTACCCACGTAGCACCAGCAAGCCATACCCTGTCCCATAACTCACGACCTGGTTTGCCCAGTGGTCGGGTTGGTTCTGGGATCTGAGTTGCCATAGGCAGAACTTGAATCGTGCCAGACTTGGGGATTGCCCGCTTTCCTGGGTTACCCAGCATCCGCTTTTGTTCTAATGGCTTTGGCGGTCTACCTTTATTTGGCATTGTTCTTGTAGTTCTCCACGACCTTAGCCAAATGTGCCGATTTGATTTCAGCTTGTTGTATCAGCTTTAGGTCTAATTTTTCATTTTCTATTGCTGACCAATCAATATCATCTCGCCTTATCAGGGGAGTATCAAATTGTGTCCAGATTTTCTTCACGTGATGTTGTGGTCGCTGATACTTGCGTTTGGTTTCGACAACATAAGGCCAGTTTCGCTCCAGACTACGAGCCATTTCCAGTCTGCCGTCACCTGCATACAGTTGGTCTGTATTTCCGCCCTTCATTGTCATAGTTCGGGCTTTTCGGATCATATAGATGTTGAATAACACTGTTGCCCAGTTATTTGATAGAACTTGAAGGCATAAATCTGTATCTTCGTTGTATCTCCCACGCCATTCAAAAGGAATATCGTTTTTGATAAGCAGGTTTGAATAAACACGACAATTACGAATGTAGGGCGTTGGTTTCCAAAAGGCAAAGGATTCATAATTCATACCAGCAACAGCTATGTTGGTGTATCTATCTACAAACTTCTCTATCTCAGTTATGGCTATGTTTGCGTTTATTGCCACCCTTCGACTTTCCCAATAGAACGAAGTTCGGCTGATGTTGTCGTCCCAGATCCAATGGCGTTCGGCACCACTGGCCTTAGCATCTTGCCAAACCCAGTTTCGAGCTGGGATAGAACCTAGACCTAAGTTGCTGAATGGTAAGGTGACGATAATTTCTTTTGGGTAATACTTGGCATAGTCTTCAAATTCTTGTGGTTCTACAACCAATTTGAACGGCACTTTGTCTTCGACAAACATTCGTGCAGTAAGGCAGATGTCAGCCCTACCTTTGCTGATTACATAAACGGGATATTTAGGCTTCTTCATCTATGCCGAACCTAATGTTTCGTATGTCTTCACGCTCACGCTCAGGCCACCAAATTGACCAGACCGCACCTTGCTTGGCATTTACAACAGTTGCGCCTATCAGTTCCATAAACCTTTGCCTGTCGTCTTCGTCTTCAAAGCGAACATTTATCGTTGGATAGTTTGGGCGAGGTTCCCAGTCGGCCATTCCGACCCATTCGGCTGCCGTATCTTGAGTTTGCATTTCGCTGGCTGGTCTGGTTGTAAAGGCGAGCGCCGCTAACTGATTCTCGTCAAAACCTGTTCCCATAAGAGCACCGTTGCCCTCAATCTCCAGTAAGCCTTTCAGCAGTTCAGTCAAAGCCCTGTCGTTCACTTTTGCCAAGTTATTTATTTCATTATCTGAGGTCATAACCTTTAGGGCTTTTGGATCATCAGAACTTATGTCTAATTTGATTACTGGAACTCGTTTTTTACCCATTCGCTTGGCTGCTTCAACTACTCCGTGACCTGCAAGTATGGTGTTGTCACTAGCTACTACTACGTTTCTGTAAAAACCGTGCTGACGAATGCTGGCTTGGATTTGCTCTAGCTGAGAATCGGGGTGGGTCTGGTAGTTTCCTGGGTGGGGTTTGAGGTCTGCGATATTCATTCGAACCATTTGAAACGGATTAGCTTGCCACTCGACCAAATCGTCCAGTTCGTCCTGAGTAAAACCTACGATGTCGGGATTCCAGTCAGCAAGTTGTAAATCAAAAAGTTCGTCTATCAGTAGTTCGGTATTCCAGTTTGAAAGTTCGCTGGTTCTGTTGTCGGCTATTGCAAACGCTTTGATTTTGTCCTCAGTCCAGTCGGCTGGTATTTCTACGACTTGGATCTCAGTCCAGCCAAGTTCACGAGCAGCTTCGACTGTGCCGTTACCAGTAACGACAAGGTTGGCTTTGGTGACCACAACGGGCTTGCGCTGACCGAAACTATCTAGCGACTGTTTTATGGCTTCTATTGAGCGTTTATCGTGTTTTCTGACGTTTTCTGGGTCTAGCTGTAATTTGGCTAGTTCGATTGTTTTGAGTTCCATTTTGCTCCTTCGCTTTTCAGTTTACCCAGCTGAACCCCTAAAACTCAACATTTCAACAAAAAACGGGATTTTCGCGGATGCCTGTAAAAGGTTGGCACTACGGATGGCAAATCAGTCGTTGCTAAACAAAAAGCCCACCCCTGGGCTACAACCCTGTGGTGGGGGTTCGGTAGGACTTTCTTAGGTTACAGCTAGCGTGGACAGCCCGTAAAGGTGACTCTGATCCCAGCTGCGGATAGATGTGGTCAGCATGCAGTTTCTCACCATTTGCTAGTGGTTTATGGCAGATACCACAATTCAATCCCTGTTGTAGGGAAAGTTCTTTGATCTCCCTTGCCCTCTTGCGGTAGTCACCTTTGTACTTGTCTTTATTATTTGTTACTTCATGCAGCATGTTTAGTCTTTGAATTGCTCTGGCCTTGTCTTGGGCTTGATGCTGCTCACATTTGTTGTTTCCCTTTGTAAGTTTGCCACAGACCACACAAGGAATCCTAAATTTGTAACCCAAGCTCTATAGTTTCCAAACTGTGCCAGTGAAGTCCTTGGCTTTTTCTAGGGCAAAAACTACCAACCCCGGTACGGAATCTTCCCCCGTTATCTTTTTCCACCAGCCAGAACCATTATCAAGTGTGCTAGCCATGACTATAAATCGTGAGGTACCCCTAGGGGTGCTTCCAAGTTCTGTGATACGAAGGTGGTGCCAGTGACCATGTACAAGTAACGTAGCATCTGCAACGGGTTGCTTTCCAAATGCTTGCCCTCTCCACCAAGTAGCCATTTGGTCAGGTCTTTTGGCTTGATGTCCGTGAACTATACCTAGAATGTGGTATCCGTCACCGAATACGTCTAACGCAAGGGATTCATCGTCTGGTTGTGGTTCTATAAACTGAATGTGATTTAGTCCAGATTCTTTTGCCAATCTAGCTAATTGGCGACCAATAAATACTCCCCAGTCATCTGTCGCCTTACCCACGTGTTCTCTACCCATACGCCATTGACAATGATTAGAGCCTACTGAGGCATAAATAACTTGGGGAACTTTCTGGGCAATTTTCCTAAGTGTTTGCCAAGCAAAAGTGGTAGCCAAATCTACCTGTTCCATAATGCTTAGATCATTGGTGACGGCTTGTTGCATTGGGCTGGCATTATTGAAGCCCTCAATCGTATCGCCTAGATCTACGAAGACTACCTTTTGAGGTTTCTCGCTTTTGATTTTTGCAAGTAGGCGTTCCTGCATTATGGTTACTCGTTCGATAAGACTCTGAGTATTACCCCTGTAATCTACCTTTCCTACTTGTAAGTCTGACCATAGAACTACCAAAGCTTGCTCATTCGTCTTGGTCTCTAAATTGACTTTTACTTTTTTCTGAGCTTCGGCGAAAAGTATCGGCAGATCTAGTGTGTTGGCCTTCTTACGAAAGTTGAATTTATAGGCTGTCAGCCACTCGCCGTCATACTTCTGCCAGCGTGAAGTTCGTGGAGTTCCTACTATTTCAATCTCGTTTGGATCAAAGCCAGCGTCTAGTAAAAATTGGCTAAAGTCTGGTTGTTCTGAATAACCTGGCGTAGTTGCCACGCCCTCAATGCCGTCAAATTCAACTCCTGGTCTGAAATTGACTGGAGCTGTAACCTTTACGGCTGGTTGTAAATTTTCCAGCATTGTCTCAGTCTATTTCTGCATCGGCTCTATAGCAAGCACATAAAGCCCGTCTATGTCTGGTAATTGTTGTATCGGCAATACTTACACCTCGGGTTTTTAGTTGGTCGCTTAGTGTTCTTGCTGGCCAAGCTTCCTGATTTTCAACTGCTTTTCGCAGTATTTCAACATCAGCACTTTTTAGTGTTGACAGGTAAAAATCCACCTTACAAACGTAGTTCTTACGAACGGGTGGGGTAAGTCCTTCTAGCATTTTGCCTTCCTAGTCTGCTATAAATCGTTCAACAACTTCTATCAAATGTCTACTATTTGAGGCACCTAATTCGGCTCGTTCTCGTAGGTATTTAGCCAAATCCTTACGAATTGAATCTAAGTCAGCCGACCAGATCAAGTTATCGTCATCTAATAATTTGGCTGCTTCAATAAAGTCGCGTTTGACGAACTTATCTAATTTCACTTCTCTAATAACCATAGTAACAATTTGGGATTATCCTTCATAATCATTAGCAGGGAGTTCTCCCATACTGAAATAAAGTGATGTTCCCAGTCCTCGTATTCTGTTTTATTTTTAGGGCGTTCATTTTCAAAGACAAATCTGGCTGCGTGCATAACCTCGTGCCAGACTGTAACCCGTTTCTTGGATTCGTGCATTGTTCTATCTATCACAATGATGTTTCTCGGATCTTGGGTATAGCCGTAATTACCTTCCGTCAAAATTGGGTCGAGTTTTGGGTCAAGTTCGATTATTTCAAAATCTTGCACGCCAATTCTGACCACTTTAGGACAGGTCGCTTTCTGGCTCATTATCTAAAACCTCTAGGTATTCTTGCAATTCTTCAAGGTAGACGATAGCACCGTGTTCGTTATGTGTGTGTAATTCGTTTATTGCAGCCAAAATTCGGCGTTTTTCTACCTCTTTACCAGCCTGCAATCCATTTTGAAAGCCTATGGTAACAATGTCATTTATTTGTTTTTGATCTAGCATTATGACTCCTCTATTACTTTGATTGCTGTTTGATACCCCTGAATAAATTGAGGGGTAAAAATTGGGTCTTTACTCATTTCTTCCAAAACGCCAATTAGTAACGAAAGTACTTTTCTACGTTCTGCAGTTTGACCACTATGAAATGCCACCACGCCCTGTCTGGCAATAATGTCTTGTAGTCCGTCCTTTTTCTCTATTGTTTGGTCACTCATTTTCTTCCCATTATCGTGATTACTATTGCTGTAAGTAGGATGTTTATTATTTGAAACATCAATAAATACTCAATCATCTTCGCCAATTTCTTCGGCTATTTGTATTATCGGTTGATCTGGCATATTTATGCCTTTTGGTCTTTCATTCTTCAAGTGAAAATCTAGGGCTTTGATTTTCTCTAATCTAAAACCAGACCAACGCTTTGTATCAGTTTCAATAATTGGAGCTTGACTAAATCCCAATTCCAAGAACCGCTTGGTGGCTTTTGTAGACTTGTCTAATCGTTTGGTCTGATAGACAATGCCTCGCCTATCAAATTCGCGCTTGGTTTGTTGACATTGAACACAGTTGGGCAGTTCCCAAACTGTGATTTTCATTAGTGGCATACTGGTTCAACCTTTTCTGCCACATAACGAGCGTAGTCATAACCCATTCGTAGTTCTTCGCTTGAAAAGTTATACAAAGACTTATCGTGCAATTCCCTAAGTATCGCAGCCCTTCCAGCGTTGTATCCAAAGATATATCCGTCAGCGTAGGCTTGTACATCGTCAGGTGGGTTTAGGTGTCGCTTTAGTTTGTAATAAACCCTATCCAGCCAGGTGAGAAATTTCTTTTTAGCCATTTTGTCTTATCCATTCCTTTAGTTCGTAAGTGATTATGTCTATTGTTTTCAGATCTGATTCATAACTAAATAGAGGTTTGATGTGGTCTTCTATGTATTTGACCGCTTCTTTTCTACCTAGACTTATCAGCCCTTCCTGCTTTTCTTTTATTGCATCAGTCATTAGATTGTCGTAACTGTATTTTTTTAGTTCTGGTTTTAGGGTCATACTGCTTTTGCCCACAGAATCGTTTGCCTACCAAATTTTGTTTCACCAATTCCGGCCTTCTTGACTAGTCCTCGTTCAACCAATTCGGCTCTTCGTGATCTAAGTCCTGATTCTGATGCTGGTTTCCAGCGACCATGTTTTACCCCGTCTTCAAACCAAACACGAATTTGCTCATCACTCATTTGCACATTCCTAAGAATGTATAAAATCGCCTGTTGAGTTTCTGAAATGTTTTCTGCTTTTAGTGATCTAGCTGCTTTGTGTGATGTCTCTGGGTCTGTGTGTCTTGCGTTTGCCATTTTTATTAGTCCACCTTCGGATAATAGCCGTCTTCTTCTAAAACTCTGGTATAACCTAACCAGTCGTAATCAAGGTATGTATTTACATACATAAATCGTGAATCTTCATCAGCCAAATCTGGCAAGGTATTTAGTACTTTTTGTTTTCCAGCCAGTTTTACTATTTTGTAGATACACGCCCATAGAGCATCTAGTTTTACTAGTTCCTCTTTGGTCATTTTTGATTTTGGTTCGTTGTAATCCACCGCCTCTTTCCAGTTATCGTGGGCAAGTAAGGCAGCGATTCCGTGACCAACGTGTTTCCAGCTTTGTTCGTCTCTATCACCTAGATCCCAAATGTCACCAAGCCACCTTTTTAGTAGAGCTTTGTTGTTTGGGTCTAGTTTGTCTGTTGAATAAATGGTCTTTGGCATTTTTATGCTCCCAAAATCAATCTGGTTAGAAATTCAGGGATTGCGTGGAGTGCCACCAGTCCCAAAAACAACAGAACGGTAAACCCTACAAATTCAAGCGCCTTCATTACTTCACCTCTGTAATGGATTTGACACCAATAAAGGGATTGAATTGGTTTATCATCTCTATTGCCTTGGTCTCTTCGTTTCGGACTGATTCCAAACTAGATCCCAGAACGATTAGGCTGTTCTCGGTTTTTCTAATTGCGTTGAAGTAAATAACCTCAAATTTCTTCATTTTCCATACCTTCCTAGTATTTGACCCTCTTGGGTTAGTTCAACTATTACAGGTAATCGGTTATTAGTGGGGTCGTTTCTCCCGTTGTTATCTTTTCGTTACAATTCAGTTTTTTATCGTTTTTGTGGTTTTTTCCGTTTTTTCCCGTTTTACTAATAAAATCGTTAGTTTTGGGTTTTTGCCCCTGTAACTAAAGGGGAGTACGGACGGGACTTGCTTGGATCACAGAACTGATGAATGAAAAAAC